TGTTATTTATTACTACATTTAATCGAAAGGGGCTTATCAATGGCTAACAAAGTAGAATTTGGTATTTCCGAGCTCCACGTCGGTACATACACAGTCGATGATCAGGGAGCCGTCACGCTCGGTACTCCGTACCATCAGCCGGGTGCTGTTTCGTTCTCTCCTGAGGTTCAGACCGAGCAGAATACGTTCTATGCGGACAACATCGCATACTGGAGCGGATACTCCGGCGGCACAATCGAGGGAGATCTCGAAGTGGCAATGTTCGACGATTCCTTCAAGACTCAATTCCTCGGCTATGTGACACTTACAAACGGCGGTCTCGCAAGCGTAAAGAACGCTACGAAGCCAAACGTTTATATCGCATTCCAGGTTGAGGGCGATGCTGAGTCGAGAAGAGTTATCCTCTACAACTGCTCGCTCGGAGCAATAAAGAGAGAGTATGCAACTATCGAGGAGAGCAAAGAACCGGCAACGGAAACTCTGGGCGTAACGTGCATCGGAGACAATGCGACAGGCGTAACTATGGCTGTTCTGAAACCGGCCGATACAGGATACGCAACACTGTTCACAGCACCGACAGCACCGGCTATTTAGGAGTAAGTGGGGGGCGGGGCTGCTGTGGTCCCGTCCCTTTTTTCATAGGAGGTGAAAGATGGAAAAAATAGTCAAGATAGGAAACAAGGAAGTCCGCCTAAATAACAACGTAGCGTGGACTATGGAATATAGAGACCAGTTCGGGAAGGACATTCTCCCGGCAATCATGCCGCTTCTTGCATCGGCGATCGAGGGAGTCTCTACCATAATGGCGGAGGCAAGCGAGAACGGCGAACTGACATCAAAGAGCATAGCGGAGACACTCCAGGGCAGAGCGTTCGATGTGGTGATGCCGATGTTCCAGGCGGAGTTCGTTGACCTTGTGGTCAATGTGACCTGGGCGATGGCAAAGGCGGCGGACGAGAACATCGAACCGCCGAAAAGGTGGGTACGACAGTTTGACGAGTTCCCGCTCGATGTGGTGGGTCCTGCCGTATTCGACATGGTGCTGAAGGGATTCGTAAGCTCAAAAAACCTGACAAGGCTGAAGAAGATAGGCGAAAGCATAAGGACTCTTCAGCCGACATCAGATTAGATGACATCATACTCGCAGGACTCGAAAGAGGCTTAACGATGTCAGATATCCGCCGTATGCAGCTCGGTCATGTAGTTGACTTCGTCATAGCATACAACGAGCGACAGAATGCGGCGGAGAAGGCCGAAAAACAGGCTGAGAAACGCGGAACTAAACGCAAGGCAACACAGGACGATATTAACGCGTTCTTTGGTTAGAGAGGAAAATACAAATGGCAGGAGGCTCCATAAAAGGTATCACGATCGAGTTCCAGGGTGATACCACTAGACTCGATAAGGCCCTCAGGCAAATCAAGAATAATACGAAGGACATCGACTCGGAGCTGAAGCAAGTCAACAAGGCTCTCAAGTTCAATCCGAAGTCGGTGGATCTGTGGAGGCAGAAGCAGGATCTCCTCAGACAGAAGATAAAAGAGACCGAGAAGAGTCTTGAACAGCTGAAAAACATTCAGTCTCAGATGGATGCTCAGGGCGTTGATAAAAGCTCCGAGGCATACAGACGCGTATCTCGCGAGATCATAGAGGCCGAGTCGAAGCTAAAGACGTTCAACAACGAACTGAAGCAGGTCGGAAACGCAAACATCAGAGCGGCATCGGAACAGTTCAAGGATATGGGCACGAAGCTCACGTCTGCGGGTCAGGCGATGACAGGTCTCTCGACAGCTGCGGCGGCTCTTGTCGCATCAATGGGCGCGATCACGGTCAAGTCGGCAGCGTGGGCGGATGACATCAACACAATGTCGAAGGTCTATCACATCGGCACCGGCGAGCTTCAGCAGTATTCCGCAGCAGCTCAGCTTGTGGATGTGGATGTTGAGACTATAGCAAAATCTCACTCCAAACTCACAAAGCAAATGAACAGCGCAGCAGACGGAACCGGAGCAAGTGCAGAAGCGTTCGATAAGCTGGGTGTTAACATCACGAACGCAGATGGGTCCCTCCGTGATGCGGATGCGGTATGGCAAGACACGATCAAGGCTCTCGGCTCATTGGAAAACGAGACCGAGCGTGATGCTATCGCGATGCAGTTAATGGGCAAGTCGGCTCAGGAACTGAATCCGCTCATCGAGGACGGAGGCGAGACATATAAGAACCTCGCTGACACACTTGCAAAATATGACCTCGACTACATCGACCAGGACACGCTTGATCAGGCAAATCAGTTCAACGATTCACTTGATACCATCAAGGCGGTCGGAATGGTCGCATTCCAGCAGATAGGCACTCAGCTCGCGTCATATCTCGCACCGGCTATGGAGAAGGTCGTTGACCTCGTTGGACAAATAGCGGGATGGTTCGCGAACCTGTCTCCGCAGACACAGGCGATCATAGCGGGCATTGCCTCGGTAGTCGCGGTCCTTGCTCCGCTTCTGATCGGACTTGGCAAGGTGTCGTTCGCTATAAGTTCGATCATGTCTTTAATGGCTGTTATCGGTCCGGTAATCGGTGGAGTAATAGCAACGATTGGGCCAATAATCGCAGTAATAGCGGCGGTAGTGGCTGCGGGAATCCTACTCTATAAGAATTGGGACACGATCAAGGCAAAGGCACAGGCACTCGCGGCAAGTATCATCGGAGCGTTCAACGGCCTTAAGGCAAAGGTCGCATCGATATTCAATGCGGTAAAGACTGCAATCACAAAGCCGATACAGACGGCGGTCAACCTTGTCAGAACGGCTATCAACAAGATAAAGAGCATCATCAACGGCGCGAAGCTGAAACTGCCGAAGATAAAACTGCCGCATTTTAAGATAAGCGGCAAGTTCTCACTCAATCCGCCATCGATACCGAAGATCGGTGTGAGCTGGTACAAGACGGGCGGTATTTTTGACAAGCCGACTATCGCAGGTATCGGTGAAGCGGGACCTGAGGCGGTAGTTCCACTCGATACGCTGTGGAAGAAACTCGATAACATAGCAGACGCATCGTCAGGCGAAAACGTCACAATCAATGTTTATGCTTCGCCTGGCATGGATGTCAAAGAATTGGCGGCAGCGGTCGAACAGCGACTTGTCGCACAGCAGAAGCAGAGGAGGGCCGCATGGGGTTATTAAACACGATAACATTTGACGGAAAGGCTCTCTCCGAATTTGGGGTATATCTCGGAGGGGGCGGAGCGTTTAACTCTCCGGTGCGTATAGGCGAAATGGTCCACATTCCGGGACGGAACGGATCGATATGGATGGACGAAGGGTGCTTCGAGAACATTGAAGTAAATTACCCTGCGTTCATCGGCTCGTCGGAAGAGGTCGACTTCAGAACGAGGCTGATGGAAACACGCTCATGGCTCGCATCACGCAAGGGGTATTGCAGACTCGAAGATACTTATCATCCTGACGAGTATCGTCTCGCAGTATTCAAAGCCGCGATAGAGGCCGCTCCTTTGCAGTACACAAGAGCGGGCGAGTTCAGCATCACGTTCGACTGTAAGCCACAGAGATTTTTGAAGGTCGGCGATGATCCGCAGACCTTCAGAGAAAACGGATCCATTACGAATCCGACACAGTTCGAATCCCTGCCTGTCATCGAGGTAACAGGAAACGGACGCGTCAACATTGCAGGGCACCTCTTCACAGTCTCGGGCACTACACAGAAGATCTACATCGATTCGGAGCTGATGGAGGTGTTCATCCCGGGGCATGGCCTTGAAGAGATGACAGACGAGAACTCGCTTGTAATAACAGACGAGCTTCTGCTGCCTATCGAGATACACAAGGCAAACAGAGACGCTATCAACATGAACTCACACGTTGAGTTCGCTAATTACGAATTTCCTCGAATCGGTCCGGGCGAACAGCCAATCACGTTTGACTCTGGGATCGAGTCGATAGTCATTTATCCGAGGTGGTGGCGTTTATGATCCCGATACTATACGCACACGATGAAACGGAATTTACGTCGGCGGGGCTCGCGATCCTGTCCGACTGCATATCCTGCACGGTAGAGGAGGAACTGAACGGCACATATGAGTGTGAGTTTGAATATCCGATAACCGGCAGACATTACGACCTAATACAGGAAGGCCTGATAATCGGAGCGACACACGATGACAGCGGAGTTGTTCAGCCATTCGAGATATACGGACGGAACGCTCCGATTGACGGCAAGGTCAAATTCAAGGCACACCACATATCCTACAGACTGAGCACAACTGTGGTGATGCCATTCACGGCAACCACACTTGCCCAGGCATTGACTAAGATAACGCAGAACGTAATTGGCACTACGCCATTCACGTTCTCAACCGATATGGCTGCGGGCGGTACTCTGACGATCTCGGAGCCTTCCGCGGTCAGGGCCATTCTCGGCGGAGAAGAGCAGACACTGCTTCAGGTCTATGGCGGTGAGTTTGAGTTCGATAAGTTCGATGTGATCATACACAGCGAGCGAGGCACCGAGACTGATGTCGAAATACGATACGGCAAGAATCTGTCGGATCTGACACAGGAGATTGACGAGAGCGGGTCATACAATGCGATAGTTCCGTACTGGAAAGCATCGACAGGGAGTACGCTTGTCACGCTTCCGGAAGTGTACATCGCAGCTGACGGAGCGACCGACCTCACAATGATGCCGCTCAATCTGTCAGACAAGTTCCAGTCTCGTCCTTCCGTGGCGAACTTAAGGAGCAAGGCTCAGGAGATGTTTGACGGAGCAAAGCCGTGGATACCGAGCGAAAGCATCACGGTCAACTTCGTGGCTCTGTGGCAAACGGAAGAGTACGAACAGTATGCAGCACTTCAGCGGGTCCACCTGGGCGACAAGGTAAGCGTTTATTATCCGGCTCTCGGAGTACTAGCCAATGCTCAGCGCGTGGTAAAGACCACATACAACACTCTGCTCGACCGATATGACGGCATCACGCTCAACGAGCTGAAAGAAACGCTGTCAGACATGAACGATCAGGCAATCGCAGACGGCATGAACACAGCGATCAGCGATGCGGTCAAGCTGACTATCGACTCGATCAAGGACACAAAAAGCGGAACTGTCACAACGGACGCGAACGGTGTGGCGAATATCAATTCGTTGGTCAGCGGTATTCCTGTGGACATAACAGTCTCGGGCATTACGGCATATGCAACCATAGGCAACGCTTCGGGCGGAGCTCGTTACGCAAGATTCACAAGCGCAGACGGGACACCGATAGCAACCACATCATTAACTGTAACTGTTTACAGCATTAAATAGGAGGAACTCATGGAGATACATGAACTCAATACTTTCACCGGTACGCTCGGAGCGGCGGACTTCTTTCCGACAGATAACGGCACCGATACTACAAAGGTCTCGGCAGCTGACCTGATGGCTCCTCTCAATGCGAGAATCGACAACATCATAGCCGGAGGAACAGCACCATCTGCATCGGAAGTAACTGACGCAAGACTCGGGGCGACAGTCCTCGGTGGCGTCCAGTACGCTTCTCTCGGCGATGCAATCAGAGGTCAGGCGACCGTGCTGGCGAGCGAGATCGAATGCGTGAGAGGCGACAAGATCTGCATGGAGTCGGGTTCATATTCGGAATCTGATCCGGTTTCAAAGATACAGGCTAGGGCGAGGATCCGCAGCGCGAGCAAGATACCTGTCGACTCATTCCTGAGCATTACATTCCCGACAGGATATACAGGCTATGGTCAGGTTCTCAGAGCTGACGGAACGAGGCTCGGCTTTACAGGCACTTATGTGAGTTCCATCACAAGACAGGATATCCGCACTCGTTACGGTGACGATTCCGCGTCTCTTCTGTTTGTGCTCCGCAACGATTCGACACCTATGGCAGACATCTCGTCAGAAATCGAGTATGTGATAAACAACACCGTGACGGAATGGGTCAAGCCTCTCGGAAACGAGGGACGCATAAGCGCATATTACGGCTCTTCCGCAGACCTCGATGATGTAACAAAAGAGGGCCTTTGGTACGGGCAGTCGACAAACAGCTTTGCAAATGTTCCAAAGGGATTCATCGGCAGACCATTCATCCTCGAAGTCATCATAGAGGGCACTGTAGTCATTCAGAAGCTGACTGACATCGACCGCCATGCAATGGCTGTCAGATACAAGGTCGGCGACGGAGAATGGGATGAGTGGGGCAATGTTCTCGCTTATTGCCAGGTGACTGAAAGCACAGCAGCGAGCCTTTACAGCAACCTCGCGTCAAATCTGCCTTCGAACGGAATGTTCTACATAAACACGGCATGGTTCAACGACATGGCATCGAGTCTCGGCAACAAGGTCGGTCATCTGTTCACATTCGCACCGAAGATGTTCAGCTCGGCTTTGGTCCTTCAGATATTCTACCCAGCTGATCAGGGCAACGTATCGTGCAGAACACGCACATCAGATGCCTGGACGAACTGGAGAAGCGTAGCATCGAGCGAGGGCGACTATCACGATACCGAGGCGAGCTATTACGCATTCGGAGACAGCACCACCTACGGACAGATCGGTGGAGCGAGTGGAAGAAGCCAGTACAACTATCCGAACTGTGTAGGGCAGATGCTCAACATGGTAGTTCATAACCACGCAGTAACGAATCAGGGACTCATCAAGGACTGGAGCACAATCCACACTGACTTCATTACCAACCTCGATATGACTGGAGCCAAGCTGATCACTGTAGGATGGGCATACAACGATATTCCGTATTATTCGAACATGAACTTCGGAGCATATACGGACACCGGTTCGACCACATTCATCGGCAAGTACTTCACCATCATGAAGGAGTTCCAGCAGAAATGTCCTGACGCACAGGTCGTGCTTGTGACCGGTTACGGCTATTCGAACGGCACACTTAATCCGCTCGTGAAGCCGACACTTACGGATCAGTTCACACACAAGTACACATTCTCGGACGGGCAGAAGAGCGTCAAGGAAGTGTACGACACACTCGAGGCAATGTGCCATCTGCATGGCTGGAATTGCATCAATCAGGCAAAGGGCACCGTATTCAATGAATGGAACGCAAGCCTTCTGATAGGCGATCAGATCCATCCGACAGATGATGGATATAGCAGATACGGCAACAACATCGCAGCAAGAATCGCCGCTATATACGGCAACATCAAGAAATGGTAGGTGCAATATGAACAGCGGAACAATCATAAGAACGATACTTGTTGTAGCGACATGCCTTAACACGGCGTTAATGAGCACGGACTTCGCTCAGTTCCATAATCCTACCGTAGACATGGCTTACAGGATCATATCCGTGATACTGAATTTCATAATCGTTGCGGCGGCCACATGGTTCAACAATGACTACACCGACGAGGCGTGCATGGGCACGGGCATCACGCGTCAGTTGAAAGAGGAGCAGAACGAGGCGGGATACATCGGAGAGAAATTCTTCGAGGAACCGAAAGAGGGCGAGGACGATGAACAGTAAAATCTACAAGCAGCTCGACTCGCGGTGGTCGTCTCTTCCGTATCCGACAAAAGGGTCATCCTTCGGCGGTAACGGATGCGGCTGTTGTGCGTGCACTCATATCGCGATAGAGCAGAACTCGAAGCGCAACTGGAACATCCAGCCGCTCAGAAGGTGGATGATCAAGCAAGGCTTCGCGGTCCCTGGGCAGGGCACAACGTGGAGCGGCATCACATCCACTCTGAAGCACATCGGTCACAAGTCGGTCGTATGGGTGCAGAGACAGGACCCGATGTCAAAGGCATGGGCTGAGCTCGACAAGGGCAACCGGATCGGAGTACTCCTGGTCGACAACTCACGCACTCTGGACGGAACGTATTGGACATCAAGCGGTCACTATGTAGCCTTTACGGACTATAAAAAGGACTCGGACGGAAAGCATTGGTTCTACATCAAGGACAGCGGATTCCGGAACCACGATGGATGGTTCTGCTACGAGAAGTCCATCGCCGGGGCTCTGCCTCAGTTATGGATAGTCGAGAGGCTCGATGCTCCGAAGGAAGAGAGTGACAAGTCTACTGATGCGATCCTCGACGCGTGCGCGAAGCAAGCCGAATGGATGAAGCACTACACCTACAAGTGGCAAGCCAAGCCGACCATCGAGAAATCGAAGAAATATGGCACCTGCGTGACCTATGTGGCTTGCGTTCTCCAGAGGCTCGGTCTTTTAGATCCGGGCGAGTGCATATGGCATACAAGCAAGGGCAAGGTCTACGGCACCACGAGCGCGATGGATGTGATGTATCAAAGCAAGACTCTGAAGGCGCTCAAGTCCACTCTGAAGGCGGGCGACATCGTGCTTGTGGGCGACAAGTCGAGCACGGCGGCCGGTGGGAGCAGCCATATCTTCATCTTCGCTGGCGAGTGGAGCGGTGACAACCCGTACATATGGGACAATCACTCAGCCGAGCAGATTCGCAAGGGCAAGTCCGGAGTGCATACCTACAGCGGCGCGAAGAAGGTCATCGCCATCGTGAGAGTGAGGTGCGCGGAATGAATCAAGACATACTGCTCACCATCCTCGGAGGCGGCAACTTGATCCTCTTCATCAAGTTTCTGATCGAGCGGCACGACCGCAAGGTGGAGAGGGCGGAAGACAAGATGGAGAAGACAGAGGATAAAGACCTCGAATCGATAAAGGGGACGCTTGTCAAACTCGAAAAGGACGGACTCAGGACGCAGCTCCTGCTGATGATCCTGCTCAAAGGGGACGAGAAAAAAGAGATCCTGACACTCGGTCAGCACTACTTCGATGACTTAAAAGGGAATTGGTACATGACCGACATATTCAACAAATGGCTCGAGGAGAAAGGTCACTCGCAGCCGGATTGGTTCAAACGCGATTAGTTAATACTTTATTCTAATGGAGGGCTTAAAAATGATCACATTCAAAGCGAGAGACTTCGACTACACGAACGGCAAGGACAGGAAGGAAGGGGAGTGCCTTTCAACTGACACCAAGCCGACGACAGGTGTCGCGAACGGGTCTATCCTCATCGAGATGGATACACAGAAGATATTCATGTTCGATGAGACAAATTCAACATGGCGTGAGATAGCATAGGAGGTGCTACAATGGATCTTTACAATCTCATCATTTCAGCAAAACTTTCAAAGGGCGAAGGCGGTGGCGGAGACGTATCCGTCGAAGAACTCAGCGTAACTGATAACGGAACCTATACGGCTCCAGAGGGCAAGGCATACTCGCCTGTTAAGGTCAATGTTCCGAAGGGCATCACACCGAGCGGAACAAAGAGCATCACCGCAAACGGCAACTATGATGTGACAAACTTCGCATCGGCTTCGGTCAACGTGCCATCGTCTGCACCGACCACACAGGCTCTGACCGTTACCGAGAACGGCACATATAACGTACCGAGCGGAGTAGACGGATTCAATCCTGTTACTGTCAATGTCAGCGGTGGAGGCGGAAGCGACCTGCTCGAGAAAGTAATCTCAAGGTCGAGGGAGCTGACGGAAATCACTGTGAACTGCGACATAGGGGCGTATGCATTGGCAAATTGTCAGAATCTGAAAAAGATTACGACAACGGAAGGGTGTAAAATGATAGACGGAAAAGCCATCTATAACTGCAGCGCATTGACGACATTTGACATTGGCACAGGCATCACAAACATTCAGTCGAATGCGTTCAATGGTGCAGGCAAGCTCGAAACTATAATCGTAAGGGCAACGACACCACCAGCGATGTACGGTGCTAATAATATAAACAGCACGGCGAAGATTTATGTGCCAGACGCATCTCTTGATGCCTACAAGTCCGCATTTGGTTGGAGCAACAAAGCAAGCCAGATTTACCCACTGAGCGAGTATCAGGGCTAAACAAAGGCTGCCGAGGAGGGCAGCAGGTTCACCTCCTTTATAAATATCCGCAAGAGAAAACCTCGGGGAAGTTCCCCGAGGCTCTTTTGCGTTTTTGGAGTAAATACGGGATTACCATTTCAGATATACTCTAACTGTGAGGGGTTCGCTCCAGTCAGCGTTAACGTATCCACTATCCTCCATCTTCCAGTATTTGCCGCCGTATAATTCTCCGCTAATTTTCGGCTGGTTCTTTTGTAGCAGTCTCAGTATTTTCTTTGCTTTCGTTTTAGCGGCAGTGCCAACGTAGATTTCTCCGTCGGATCCATCAAGAATATACGCCTTAATAGCGGTCGAGCCATCTTCGCCGATAACGGCCTCGAGTTTTACATCGACATCAAGAGGAGGGTATTCGTAGACCTTATCGCCCGGATCTCCCTCGCGCTTAAAGTCCATTAATTTCATGCCGTCGTATTTATCCTCAGAGTCAGTCCAAAACTTTTGGTATTTAACAATGGCTTTGTCGTTTTTCTCGCTTTCGCTTTTGACTATAAAATCATATGACTCCGAAGCGACAACCGGTGTGGGAGCTGGTGCCGGTTCAGGCTCTTTTTTCTTCTTCTTATTACCAAAATTAAACAATGCCATAATAGTCACCTCCGATTCAATTATATAACTGCTGTAAAGTGTCCTGTAGCGTGCGCCCTTTTTGCGCCCTTTTTGTGATAAAATATAATTACGCGTAACGCAGTCATCGCAAGGGGTTTGCACTGAAATGCTTGAAATTTCAACACTTTGAGAGCAAGAGCAGGCAAGGGCAAACAAGAGCAACTAACGGATGAGATGGGTTCAAATCCCTCTCTCTCCGCCAATGAAACGCTGTGATTCCAATGGTCACAGCGCTTTTTTTATGTCTTCGTGCGCCTCATTCGCGCCCTTTTTGTCGAAAACGCTGTCAATGGTGTCTGCGATGCCTCTCGATGAAGAGGATACATCGCCGAAAACGTGCGTGTAGATGTTCAGGGTGGTCGTCAGATTTGAGTGCCCGAGCTCCGCCGAGATCTGCGCGATGTCCACATTATTCGCATTGAGAAGAGTGGCAAAGGTGTGGCGAAGGCCGTGCACCGTGATGTCCGGCTCAATGTCCTTGATCCGGGCGGAAAATACCGAAGGGCTGAGAGGATCTCCAAACGCGTCCTGAATCAGAAAGTCGGAATGGTACCACTCCTGGGCGTGGTGCTCCCTGATCAGGGCGGCGATCTCATCGGCGAGGAGCTGCGGCAGGGCGAGTCTCCTGCGGGACTGTGCCGTCTTAGGTGTCTGTATGTAATCCTTGCCTTCGGATACGTAGCGGGCCCGCTTAACAGTTACCCAGCGGAAGACCGTGCTGACATCCTCTTCCCTCAGACCGAGCACTTCGCCCCTCCGAAGACCGCACATGAGACAGAGCAGATAACCGACTCGGATGTCTGCTGGTTGGTCTTTCAGCTTCTCAACAAATGAGTGGATCTGCTTCGGCGAGAGCGTCTTGATCTCCGGTTTTTTCTTCTTTGGCAGCACAACACCTGTGCAAGGATTCGCCGCAAGTTGTCCCGATTTGACCGCTCGCTGATACGCCGCATCGAGCAGATGTACCGTGTTGTGGATGGTCTTAGGAGCGTATTTTTTCGCCATAGACGCGACGAAATCATCTATCTGATAAGTTGTAAGGTCTTTTGCTTTGACTCCCTTAAAAGCCGAGATAATGCGGTTCCTGTCAGCTCGGTATCCGTGCAGAGTTGTCGCACTCAGACCGCGGATCTCCGCGTTGGCAATGTAGGAATCAAGCAAACGCTCGATTGTGATGTCTGTCAGCGGATTCTTGCGGACCTCATCCTCGAAGGCCTGGTACATCTTATCGAGTTCCTTCTTCTTCTTGAATGTTACCGTCTTCGTGACACGCCTCCGGGTACCTTTGCTCGCAGATCCAACAGACACTATCAGCTGCGCTTTATTCTTTGATAGGTATTTGATAGCCATATTTAACCTCTGTAATTATCGAAGAATTCGCCAGGCTTGAAGTTGAGAACGTCGGCGATCCTGAAAATAAGGTCTAGGTTTGGTTCTCTTGCGCCTAATTCATAGCGACCATAAGCAACCTGACTAATGCCGAGTCTTTTCGCAACTTCTTCCTGGGTAAGTCCCATTTTTGACCTACGATCCCTGATAAAATTGCCATAGTCTTTAGAACACTTGTTCATATCTGAATCCCCTTTCGTGTTCTAATGATATCACACAAATAACCAAAATGGTGTAAAAATTTAAAAATTAGGGTTGACAAGTAGACCGAAATGGTTTAATCTTTGCACAAGGGGTTAAACCAGAACGGTTTAGCACAATATATTGAGAGGAGGAACTATGCAGGACACAAATTATAAGCTGAGGGCTTGGATGGGAGCGAACCGTGTTTCAGGCGTAAAAATGGCTGAAATGATCGGAATGCCGTATGCAACATTCAAGTATAAAATGTCCCAGAAGTCTGAATGGACGCTCTCGGAGATCGTGGCAATCATTGACGCTACCGGGATCAAGTTCGAGGACCTGTTTAAGAGACCATAAATATTTTTTTACTGTCAACTAAACCATAACGGTCTAAAGGTAAAGAATTATGAGGCTCTACACAGCAGACGAAGCTGCCGAAGCGCTCAGGGTGAGCAAGTGGACAGTGTGGAAGTACGGCAGGGAAGGAAAGCTCCGCACGGTCAAGTTCGGAAGGACGGTCAGATATGACCTGGAAGGAGGAGAAAAGGATGAAGTACAGAGTAACGATCAGATACATCGATGTGACGTTCGATGACCGCATGGAGGCACTTGACTTCGCAGATCAGGCGAAGATGCACGCTGACGAGGACACACCGGTAACCATCGAGCTCATAGACGAGAAGGAGGCGAAGGCATGAAAACTGCAATGGCATGGATGGTCACCGTGACTGCATGGATAGTGCTCGGCTTCATGATTGGAGCAGAGATAGCAATGGCACTTTAGCAAAGGAGGTAATGGAATGAAGAATGCAAAGTGGACGCTGACGCTCGTCCTGAGCAAGTACGCGAAGGTCGGCGACGAGTACAAGATGGTGGAGCTCGAAGAGGAGCTCGAGTTCGATGAGTTCGATGATGTGGTGAACTGCATCGCGTACAGAGTGGAAGGTGCTCCGGGAACGACCAAGAAGTTCGAACTGAGATATGACAAGGAGGATTAAGCATGGGAAAGCACGACAAGCACATCGAGATGAGCTCTGAGGAGTTCATGAACAACCGCATCAAGGACCTTGAGAGCCGCCTGGCATTCGCCAGCGACACGGCAAGCAAGCTCAAGAACGAGGTAAACAAGTACAACAAGTGGATGTCTGAGATCGAGGCAGCCGCGAAGGACAGGATCACGGAGCTCGAGGAAGAGAACACGATGCTCAGAGAGAAGATCGCGAAGCTGGTGGAGCTCTATGTATGAGGTATTTGAGAACCGCATGGCGGTCGAAGGCCAGCGCTACCAGGAAGAGCTCTACAGCCTTCCGGACGAGGAGTTCTTCGCTGATGAAGAGGATGATGTAGTAAGGTTCTGCGACATCTACGAGTGCAGCGACTGCCCAAGGATGGGCGATGACTGTGACGGCGAGTACAGGATCGCATACTACGAGAAGGAAGGAGATGAACTTGTCTACTATGACGAAAACGACTGCGAGCTCTTCAGAGAGCCAGCATAAAAAGAAAAGCACACCCGAAGGTGCACCTCTCCACGCAATTAAAGAGTACACCTCCGGAGCTGAAATTACAAGGAGGTAAAAATGGGTAAAAAGATATTGGTCATTGGCAGATCAGGAAGCGGCAAGTCCGCAAGCCTGAGGAACTTCAAGAAGGGCGAGGTCGGAATCGTGTCCGTACAGGGCAAGGAGCTGCCGTTCAGATCCGATCTTCCGACATTCGCACCGAGAGTAAACGAGAAGACATTCAATAAGTATCCTGACGTAATGGCAGCAATCAGAAAAGCTGACGCAAAGGTTCTCGTCATAGATGATGCGAATTACCTGATGTCCGATGAGTTCATGAACAGAAGCGGCGAGAAAGGCTATGAGAAATTCACTCAGCTTGCTCAGAACTTCTACCAGATGCTTCAGGCTTGCGACAATCTGCCGGACGATACGACCGTCTATATCATGATGCACTATGAGCTCGACTCGGATGGTTATGAGAAGCCGAAAACGATCGGCAAACTGCTCGACGAGAAGATCGTCATAGAGGGGCTGTTCACTACGGTGCTCAAGTCAGCCTGTGTTAACGGCGAGTATGTGTTCATCACAAGAACTGCCGGCAACGACTGCGTAAAGTCCCCGATCGGGATGTTCGATGAGCCTCAGGTGACTAATGATCTCAAGGCCGTCGACAAGACCATCCGCGAATACTACGGCATGGAGATCCCGTACAAGTAGGGGGGGTGGAAGATGTTGACAGAAATCAGACCAATAGAGACGGAATATAAAGGCTACAGATTTAGATCAAGGCTTGAGGCCAGATGGGCAGTTTTCTTCGATGCTATTGGAGCGGAATGGGAATATGAGCCGGAGGGCTACAACCTCCCCGGAGAACAGCGTTATCTGCCCGACTTCCTCATTCATAACGTTAAAGGCAGAGTTGAGGGCGATTTATATGTTGAGGTGAAAGGAGTCTTAAACAAGAGCGATTTGAGAAAAATCGAAACCTTCGCCGGAAGATACTGCCCCCGAGAAGGCAGTAGCTGGTACGAATGCGAAAGCTGTCCGCTTGGCAGCAGATGCGAATACAGAAACGCCGCACCGATACCAATACTCATCGTGGGGAACATTCCCGAACCGGAGAATTATTGGTGGTGGGTGGTAGACACAAGCTACGCGGAGAGCTACTTTTTCAACTTATATCTCATTGACGGAGATTGGTTTCCCGCAGTTCCGTGCATGGACTCTCGCGGAGGGCTCCATATAGATGACGGGAATCATAACTATGATGACCACGTAGAGGAAAGTCTTACGATTGACGCATACAGGAGAGCGCGATCAGCAAGATTCGAGTAGGAGGTAAATAAATGATCAAGAAATTCGATATAGACAAAACAAAAGAGTACGGCGATTTTCAGATGCTGCCGGGAGGCGGATATGTATGTGTCATCATGGGCGCGAAGGTCGAGGAGCGCTCTGACGGGAGTCAGGTAATCGTACTCGCTATGGATATAGCAGAAGGCGATTATGCAGCTTATTTCCAGCAGAGTTTCAGCAGACAGACTGGCGACAACAAGATCTGGCCTTGCCGCTACTGGCTGAACGTGCCGAAGGATGACGGATCTGAACACGACGAATGGGATAAGCGCAAGTTCAAGACATTCACCACATCGCTCGAAAAGTCCAACGAGGGCTACAAGTTCGACTGGGATGAGCAGAAGTTCACAGGCAAGCTGATCGGAGCACTCTTCAATTATAGAGAGTATGAAACATCCTCCGGCACTGTCGGTGAGGCGCCTAACCTCGCGCAGGTACGTTCCGCAGATACGATCCGCAAGGGCGAGTACAAACTGCCTAAGGATAAGAAACTCCCGGGATTCAGCCCTATTCAGACAGCCGCCTCCAGTGCCGACTCGTTTGCTCAGGCAGAGATTGATATACCGTTCTAGTGAGCAAGGACGGCAACTGGATCAAGGTTAACCGGAGTTTGCTTGATCAGCCGTTCTGGAAAGAAAAGCCGTTCAGTAAGGGGCAGGCGTGGATAGACTTGCTCCTTACTGTGCACTGGAAGAATGGCTATGACCGGGTCGGTAGATTTAAACGCAAAGCAAAGGCCGGTCAGCTTTGGATAACTTATCAGGGACTTGCCGACAGATGGGGCTGGCATAAGGAAAGCGTAAGGCGATTTTTGGCACAAATGGATTGTGACGCAAGTGTGACTCCTTATGGGACGCTGATAACCTTGAAAAATTGGGACTTATACCAACATGGTGTGACGGACAATGTGACGGAAGGCGAGTTTCCTACTATTTATATAAAGAAAGAAAGAACAGACCCCTTCGGGGACGAGGAAAACGACCCCGATGATGAGGGCATGACGGAGGAAGAGTGGAATGGGCTTGTACGAGTTCAAAACGGAGGATCTTGACAAATTCAGAGTTGCCATCAACCTCTCATATAAAGATGCCCGTCAACGCGGAGACGAGTTAGAGCTGAGAGAGTGCCCTTACTGTCACAGCCAACATGACAAATGGACTTTCGCTATCAATACTAAAACGGGCACATTCAACTGCAAACGCGCTTCATGCAGCGTAAAAGGAAACATGATCACGCTCGCTAAGGACTTTGGCTTCAGTTTGGGACGGGACGCGGATGAATATGAGGGCACCGGAACCGAGTGGAGACGGTTCAAGACATTTAAAGAGCCGATGAAGGAGATCGAGTCAAAAGATGCTGCAATCGAGTTCATGAAAAGTCGCGGGATCTCAGAAGATATCGCGAAGCGGTATGAAATAACCACAAAGTCCGGGCAGGATAACGTCATCGCGTTTCCGTTCAGAAGCGAGGACGGAGCTCTGACATTCATAAAGTACCGCAACAAAGATTATATTAACGGAGTCACGCAAGGCGCAAAGGAGTGGTGTGAGGCTGATACAAAGCCGATCCTATTTGGCATGAATCACTGTTCTGAGGGTGGCACGCTCGTGATGACTGAAGGACAGATTGACTCGCTTTCACTCGCAGAGGCGGGCATCGAAAATGCGGTCAGTGTTCCAACCGGCAAGAATGGGTTTACTTGGGTACCATACTGCTGGGACTTTCTCGCAAAGTTTGATGAGCTGATAGTGTTCGGAGACAGAGAAGGCGAAACCATAACGCTGCTTGATGAAATGAGCAAACGCTTTCACGGCACTGTAAAGTTCGTGCCTCCTGAAGCGTATCACGGATACAAAGACGCGAACGATCTGCTCCGTGCGGAAGGGCCTGAGGCAGTCCGTGCAGCAGTAAATGCAGCAACTTCGGTGCCGGACGATTTCATCAAAGAGCTGAAAGACATAATTCCAAACGAATTGGACAACGAGCCCGTATTCCAGACGGGCATCAATAGACTCGATAATTTGACGGGTGGCTTTTACCCGGGACAGCTTGCGATATTGACCGGAGAACGTGGTCGAGGCAAGTCTACATTCGCTTCACAACTTGTAGTAAACGCGGTCAAAGCGAGGACGAAATGTTTCATTTACTCGGGTGAAATGAAAAATGCAGCTGTAAAAGAGTGGATAGAGCGACAAATCGCTGGGCCGGACTGCATCAATGTTGAACAGCTGGCAAGCGGTTATGAAAAGACGCATATCAATGCAATGTATCTCGATGATATAGCCGCATGGTATGACGGGATGATTTACATCTACGATACAGACGCAATTATCAACACGGAAGACGATGGCGTTGAACGGGATCTGCTCGGCAAGGTGCGGAAAGCGATTGTGCAATACGGATGCAGATTTATCGTCATAGACAATCTTATGACTGCTATGGATGATAATCTCTCATTCGATATTTACAGACAGCAAGCGATATTTGTGAAAAAGCTGAAGAGGCTTGCGTCAAGGTTCGGGGTCGTGATCCTGCTCATAGCACATCCGAAAAAGGCAGCTAAAGACAGTAAAGGCTTCGAGAATGATGATGTTTTAGGCTCAAGTAATATCACAAATTTTGCCGACATTATTCTGCGTTACGATGTGCCAAGCAAAAAAGAAGCTGACGCCAACAGGCGGATGCTTGAGCTGACTAAAGGCAGGCGTGATGGGCGTAAAGGCAAATTCGAGATGTTTTACGAGGGCAAGTCAAAACGTATTAGTGATAGCGAGATCAAGTTGAATGACCCGTTGATTGCAGCTGTTGAGTTTAAGGATCTCGATGAGGACATTCCGTTTTAAGGAGGCAATGACGAATGAACAGCAAAGATAAAGGCAAGCGTGGTGAACGCATGGCTGCCGCGAAGTTCAGAGAGCACGGCTTCGATGCCAGGCGAGGTGTCCAGTACAGCGGAGGACCCGACAGCCCTGATGTGGTAGGCCCGGAAGGACTTCACATCGAGGTCAAGTTCACGGAGCGCCTCAGGATGTGGGATGCACTCGCTCAGTCGAAACGCGATGCGGGAAAGGATGAGATGCCTATCGTCATGCACAAGTGCAATGGATCCGAATGGGTAGTCATCCAGCCGTTCGATGATTGGATAGAAATGTTCAAGGAGTGGAGGCTGTAGCCGTGTTAAGGCAGTGTGACATCTGCGGAGCTGAAGTAGAAGAGAAGTGGATGCGCTCTTATTACACCGGAATGCGGACGCTCTGGCTGTGCTGGGACTGCTACCAGGCATCACAGCGCGAGGCTATGATGAGCGATATGTACAGGGGCGCGAAGCTGAGAAAGATTTGGATATCGAACAAGAGGAACAAATAAATGTATTCAAGAGGCGAGAACGAGGAGCGGACCTGTGACATCTGCGGCAAGATGTTCCATCCAACGAATTGGAACCAGCGCTTATGCACGGACCCGAAATGCAAGGAAGAGGGGAAGAAGATGCGCATGAAGAAGTGGCGTGTCGAGAACCCCGACAAGTACTTCGCTATTAAGCGGAAGAATGCTATCAAGGCACGTCAGAGGAAGGAAGAGCAGACCAAGCGCGTGCCGAAGCCGGACACCATCGTTGCGATCGGGTACGCTGAGAGGCAGATGGCTGCATCGCTGAGGCTGGCGGGAAAGGTGAGGACAGAGCTGTGAGAGGCGAGAAGATTTACATGGCGGTCGACCTTGGGTTCTACGAGCTGCCGTATGCGATAGCCGACTCGGCTGAGGAGCTCGCGGCGATGTGCGGAGTCACCAAGAACACCGTCCGCTCGGCTATCTCTCACGTCAAGTGTGGCAAGCTGAAGAGAAGCAGATATGTCTGCGTGGAGGTAGACGAATGAAGTGGATAGTGTTCGTTTTGGCGATGGTCATATGTATTCTGCTCCTCATCTGCTACAGCCTGTTGGTCATGGCATCGGAAGCAGACGAGCGTGCCGAGGAGATGTATCGGAGATGGAAGGAGAGCAAGGATGAGTGATGACTTAATAAAGAGGTCTGATGCGATAAAGGCGATTGACGAATTGCCGAACGCATATAACGGATGGTCAGATGCCTATGACAAGGCATACATCATCAGCACACTTGAGGAAGTACCTAAAGCAGACAGACCGCAAGGGTGGATACCTTGTAGCGAGAGGTTGCCGAGCGAAAAGGACTATATAGGTGATGTGGTTATATGGTGTACGGACAAAAGCATAGTCGGTGTTGGGTGGTACTACGAGAGTACGAAATCATGGGCAACCATTGATGATACTTTTCCACCAATATTAGGCGAGGTTATCGCTTGGATGCCATTACCGAAGCCGTGGAAAGGAGCAGACGATGAGTAGAGAGTTTATCATCAAGGAACATCCGCTGTTCCCATATGACGAAGAGGATAAGCCTCAGGAACTGATACGGTGCCGTGAGTGCATCTGCTGGAGAGCCGACAAGTGGTTCTGCACGATGTGGAAGGTCGGCACTCCCGATGATGGGTTCTGCTATATGGGCAACTTGTCGGACATTCCGACAGGTTCGGAAAGGAGTAGCGATGCCTAAAGGATACATTGATTGCCATAAGTGCAAGTGGTCACATCGTTTGTACGACTTTACGGGCAAGGCTACGGGTGCGGTGTTCTGCACTCTGCGGAACGGCAAACTGAAAAAGAGATTCAGAAAAGATTGCAAATGGCAGACGGAAAGGAGTAGCGAATGACAGAGCGTGAGAACTTACTGATACGCATACTCAAGAGGCTCGGCATCATCGTAGAGGTCGAAGTCAGCAAGGAAGATATGTGCAAACAAGCACGGAGTATTTGCAATCACGATTGTGAGCATTGTGCTTGGCAGACGGAAAGGAGCGAGTAGATGATGCTTGAGCAAAATATAACGGCAATTCTTGAAAGTTACTTCAGCGGTTTCCGAAGGAAACTGATCGAAGCGTGTGCGAAAAGAATAATGGAACAGATAGAACGTCAAGCCGATACTCCGCAGAACGAAAGGAGCGAGTGATGACCGAGCGCACAGTAGAGATAGCCATATCACTGATACTTGCGTGGTATGAGTGGACGGAAAGGAGCGAGTAGATGGCAGACTTAATTGAACGAGCGAGTGCGATAAATGCACTTCAATATGTGTTGGATAGTCCTAACTATAGCAAGGCTCTTTGCGAGATTCTGCGTATTCCAACAGCCGATACTCCGCAGACGGATTGCGACAAGTGCATATGGAATGTCTGCAATTACAACAAAGTGGATTGGGATGCCGATACTCCGCAGACGGATTGCGACCACAAATGCATACAGACCGAAGTAGGCTGTGAACAGACGGATTGCGCTTGGAAATAATCAGCTTATCCCGCAGGGCACAACAGTTATATCCTTTTTCATTATGTGAATTGCTATTATTCCATTCGGCGTAAAAATAGCCCTGCGTGATATAGGACAGGGGACGGACACAAGCATTTTCCCCTGTATTCTGAATTGATTCATACCTCAATCGTCCGTCCTCTGTCACACTTTAAGGAGAGTAATGACAGCAAAAGAGTTTTTGAAACAATATGAATATGCTGACCGGAGAGCCAAGAGACTCAGGGAAGAGTATGAAGAGGAGCTGCTCCTCATCGATGCGATCAGGTCGACAAGCGACAACGATGGAATGCCGCACGGCTTCGGGATATCCAAGCCGACCGAAGACAAGGCACTCAGGCTCGCGGACAAGGCAGCGGCGTGGAAGACGGCAGAGATAGATGCGCTCCACGCACGGCAGACAGTATTCGATCTGATCTATGACATCGACGGCATCGAGGGCGATGTGCTCGTCCAGAGATATGTCAAGCTCCGGAAGTGGGAAGAGATATGTGTGGAACTGCACTACTCCTGGCACGGGATCCACGCAGCACACAGACGCGCACTCGAGATAGTAGACCGGGCATTGAAAGGCACAAACATTTAAATTTATGATTAGGCTGTAAAGAACCGCAGAGACATATAACCTCTGCATCATGTCCGCACAATAAGGACAGCCGGTGCGAATCCGGCAGCGGGCACACTAAAGTCTTTTTAGTTTCATATCTCCTTTAATTAACAAGATGATACACGCACAGGGACGGGCATGGCTCGTCCTTTTGCGTTGGTGATAGATATGAGCAAACAGTTCGCAAGGCAATTCTATTCGAGCAAGGCATGGCAAGACTGCCGCAATGAGTACATGAAGCGCGCTCATTATCTGTGTGAGAACTGCATGAAGCGCGGGATCTATAAGCCCGGCGTCATCGTGCACCACATCGAGGAGCTGACACCTTCAAACATTTACAGACCTGAGGTGTCGCTGAGCTTCGGCAACCTTCAACTGTTGTGCCGCGAGTGTCATGCAGAGATGCACGACAAAAGAAAAAAAGATAGACGTTATTCGTTCGGCGCGAACGGCGAGGTCATTACAAGATAGCCCCCCGGTCGAGTCGAAAAAGGGCGTCCAACATAGACCGGCGTGTGAACCTTAGAATTACACAGTTCTCACACGAGATGAAATGAGATGACCGGAGACGGGGCAAAGATGGCCGGAGACAATTGGATCTACAAGTATTATCAGGGAATAAAAGACGGGACTTACACGGTAGGCCGTTGGATCGCCCTGGTATATGAGCAAATCGTCAAAGACCTCGAGGCGAAGCGGTACTTCTTCGACCAGAAGAAGGCGAACGCAGCCATCGAGTGGATAGAAACGCATTGTTTCCACACCGAGGGGCCGCTCGCACCGGCGAACATCACGCTTGAGGTATGGCAGAAGGCGTTCTTCAGTTGCGTCTATGGCCTCGTTGATGAGAAGGGGCATCGGCAGTTCCGCGAGATAGTCCTTCTCGTTGGGCGGAAGAACGGCAAGACGAAGATAGCCTCTTCATTAGGGGATTACACATATCGACAGGAAGGCGGCTTCGGTGCGAGGGTATTCTGCATCGCTCCGAAACTTGATCAGGCCGACCTCGTATACAACGACATCTGGATGATGACCACGCTGGATCCGGAGTGGCAAGAGCTCAAAGAGGATCTCACTCAGACCAACGAGCGAGGAATGCGGATCAAAGACGATGCGATGCTAGCACGTCACAGGCAGACCGATCTATCCATTCCGGGGACGAACAGCACGGTCAAGAAGATAGCATTCTCAGCCAAGAAGTCAGATGGCTTCAATCCATCTCTCGCCATATGCGACGAGGTGGCTGCGTGGGCCGGTGACGCTGGGCTCAAACAGTATGAGGTCATGAAGAGCGGCATGGGTGCGCGACCTGAGGGGATCCTCCTCAGTTGCACGACAGCCGGATACATCTCGGACGGAATATTTGACGAGTTGATGAAGAGGTCGACTCGTTTTTTATTAGGGGAATCGAAAGAGACGAAGCTGCTCCCGTTCCTCTACATGATAGACGACATCGACAAATGGAATGACATCAACGAGCTGAGGAAGGCAAATCCGAACCTAGGGGTTTCGGTCTCGGTCGACTATATGCTCGAAGAGATAGCGATTGCAGAAGGGTCTCTGTCGAAGAAGGCGGAGTTCCTTTGCAAATACTGCAACATCAAGCAGAACAGTTCGCTTGCGTGGCTGCCGTCACAGGCAATCAACGCGATTAGCGGCGAAGCGATAGACCTCGAGGCCTTGCGTGGCTGTTATTGCGTGGCGGGCATCGACCTGTCGCAGACTACAGACCTCACGGCAGCCGTTGCAGTTATCGAGAAAGGCGGAAGGCTGAATGTGGTCGCGCACTTCTGGATGCCATCGGAGCGCATCGAGCAGAGAGCGGCGGAGGATGGCGTCCCGTATTGGGCATACGTGAAGCGCGGGTTCCTATCGCTCAGCGGCGAAAACTTTGTCGACTATCACGGCGTTTATGAGTGGATGACGCGCCTGATCAGCGACTACGAGATCTACCCGCTCAAGGTCGGTTATGACCGATACAGTTCACAGTATCTCGTCAAGGACCTGCAAGGTGCGGGCTTCCAATGCGATGATGTTTACCAGGGCGATAATCTGTGGCCGGTGCTTCAGGAGATGGAAGGCCTGATCAAGGACGGCACCATCTACATCGGCGACAACGACCTGCTGAAGTCGCACCTGTTAAATGCGGCGGTAAAGATGAGCATTGAGCGAGGCAGAGGACGCCTCGTCAAGATAAATCAGAGGGCGCGAATCGACGGAGTCGCGGCTCTCGCAGATGCAATGACAGTCCGTCAGAAGTGGTACTCGGAGATAGGGTACCAACTCACAAACGAGGAATAATGAATAACTATATTGTTTATGTTCATACGAATAAGCTCGATGGAAAACGATATGTCGGCATAACAAGTCAATCGCCGAATCGGAGGTGGCGAAACGGGAACGGCTATTATCTGAACGAGCATTTTTATAGAGCTATATGCCGAGACGGATGGGAAAACTTTACTCACGAGATAGTTCTTGCGGGTGCTTCAAAAGACGAGGCTTGCGAAAAAGAAAAAGAGCTAATTGCGTTTTATAAAACTAACGACGAAAGATATGGATATAACAAATCTATCGGCGGAGAAAATCCAAACGAAGGAACGAAACTCTCACAAGAAACGCGAAAGAAAATGAGCGAGGTGCGTAAGGGAATCGTTTTTTCAGAAGAGCAAAAACGCAATATGAGCATAGCCGCTAAAAAGCGCGGGAATATGCGAGAAGGTAAAAAGGGCGAACAATGCGGAAAAGCTGGCATTGTTCGTCAATTAGATTTAGAAACCGGCGAAGTCGTCGCTGAGTATTACGGCTTTTACGAGATGGAAAGAGCGACGGGCTTCGGACAAACACCAATAAAGAGAGCCACAAAGGGAATACAAAAACAATCCCACGGCTATAAATGGGAGTACATCCCGAGGAGGTTACTCAATGTCGTTGTTTGATAAAATTTTCCGTCCGGCAGAAGCCGCGAAGTCCGACGAGGCACTTCGAAAGGCTCGTTCTCTGTTCCAGACTCTGACAGCGTATCAGCCGATATTCACAAATTGGGGCGGTGCTGTTTATGAGTCGGAAATCGTCAGGGCGGCAATCGATGCCAGGGCGAGGCACATCTCGAAACTCAAGGTCGAGGTAAATGGATCCGCGAATCCGTCCCTTCAGGCGAAGCTGAGACTCGGGCCGAACCAATGGCAGACATGGTCACAGTTCCTTTACCGAGTGAGCACGATCCTCGATGTCAACAACACGGCGTTTATCGTTCCTGTGTTCGATGCGAGGATGAACATCACGGGAGTCTACCCGGTGCTGCCGACATCGTGCACGCTTGTCGAATACGATGACGAGGTGTGGCTGCGGTATCAGTTCAGCTCCGGGCAATACGCGGCAGTAGAGTTCCGCAAGTGCGCGATCCTGACGAGGCATCAGTACAAAGATGACTTCTTCGGGGACAGCAATAAAGCACTCCGTGAGACGATGCAGCTCATCCACATACAGAACCAAGGCATCGAGGAGGGCGTCAAGAACGCGGCGACATTCCGGTTCATGGCTCAGCTCGCAAACTTCGCAAAGCCTGAGGACCTCGCAAAAGAGCGCGAACGCTTCACAGCCGAGAACCTATCGAGTGAGTCTGAGTCGGGCGGGTTCCTGTTGTTCCCGAACACCTACAAGGACATCAGGCAGATAGACGTCAAGCCATACGCGATAGACGCTGATCAGATGGAGCAGATACGCGAGAACGTGTTCAACTACTTCGGAGTCAACGAGGATGTGCTCCAGAACAAGGCGAAGGCGGAAGAGCTCGAAGGCTTCTTCGATGGCTGCATCGAGCCATTCGCGATCCAGTTCTCAGAGGCTCTGACAAAGATGCTGTTCAGCGAGAGAGAACGCGCCCAGGGCTCTTATGTTATGGCGAACGCCAACAGGCTTCAGTACATGAGCACCACACAGAAGGTGCAGATGGCTCAGCAGCTGCTTGATCGAGGCGTTATGTCCATCAACGAAGCGCGTGAGCTGTTCAATTACGGCGAGGTCGAAAACGGAGATGTCCGCTTCATCAGAGGCGAGTACATAGACGCTAACGAAAAGGTTTCCGAAATGGAGGACACAGACGATGGTCAAGAATGACAGAGAATACAGAAATATGACCATGCAGGTCCGAGAAGCCCAGGAGGGCGAAGAGGAGCGCAAGGTCGTCACAGGATACGCGAGCACATTCGATGAGCCGTATCTGCTTTACACAGGCGAAGGCTGGGAGCTGTGGGAGACAGTAGACCGCACCGCATTCGATGAGACAGATATGAGCGATGTCATCATGCAGTACAACCATGAAGGCAGAGTGTTCGCAAGGACAAGAAACAATACCCTTCGCGTCGAGCCGGACGAGAGGGGTTTGTTTATAGAGGCAGATCTCGGCGGCACAGAAATCGGACGCGAACTGTACGAGGAGATCTCCGGAGGCTACACCGACAGGATGAGCTTCGGGTTCACAGTAACCGGCGACAGCGAAGATCGCGAGCAGAACGATGCCGGCATCTGGATCTACACGAGGCACATCTCGAAGGTGGGCAAACTTTTTGATGTTTCGGCAGTTTCGATTCCAGCCAATGACGGCACTTCGATAGCGGCGGATGCGG